AGCTTGCACTTGACCTCTACTGCCAGATAAGTTCAAGTCACCTCCAGACCCTGAACCACCTGCGGCACCCGATGTTGAACTTGTTGCAGTAGCACCTCCAGTAGCACTACAAAAAGCACCAAAAGATGATGTGCCACCAGCACCAGAAATACCGCCCCCACCGCCTACAACTTCAACAATCACAAAGCTCGGATTGTTTGTTGCTTTTGTGTAGGTGCCTGATGCAGTAAATATCTGATAACCAATCAAAGTGCCAGATGGCACACTACCAGCAACTGTCGCTCTAAATGATGTGCCGTTACAAACTACTATTGCCCACGCACCAGCAGCTAAGTTTAGTGTAGTTGCACCATTAATAGTCTCTGAGGCATTCGGATCGATGGTGATAGTGCCGCTGCCAGTATTGGCAACAATAAAACTGAACCCAGTGCCTAGTGTTGCTGCTGCAGTCAAACTCAGCGAAAAAGTACCACTACACTCAATCAGCTTGCCTCTATCGGCTGCAATGACTGTATAGGCTGCAGTTTTTGCCATGGTTTGCCCACCTAGCGTACCAAGTGCACTCAGTGCAGCTGGTACAGTGCCGGTAGACCCCAGCAAGTCACTCAAAAATGTGCGCAGATTAGAAATTGCCGTTTTAAATTGACCTTCCGTAACGGCTGAACCGGTAAAGTCAGATGATGGTGGTAATGCTGGCATTTTAGTATCTCCACATTTGAACGGTATCCACAGCATCCCACATCAGATTGCTGTCAGTACCGCTGTACATATAAGCAGCGCTGCTGCCGTAATTAATCTCAACCCATGGGCCACGAACTGCACCCACCCCTGCCACGCGCACTTGAGTGCGTGCACCATAAGATGCAACCGCTGTAAAGTTTGCAACTGATGTCTCACCGACACGCGTCCAGCCATTACCAGAATCAGACACTTCAATCAGATAATGATCAGCACCAGCTGCAGGCTGCCAGGATAAAAACATCTTTTCTGCGGCATTTGGATCTGACCGCGCTAGCAGACCTGCAATGACCGGAACGGTGATTCTAGTCTCAAGCTGCCATGGATTTTCTGAAGGTGCAGAACCGGTATCTGCGGTATAGACTGCATCTGAATCCACCACAGCGCTGATTTCAACACGCTCAAGTCCGCGCGGCCTGATTCCAAGCACTTTGGCCTCTACATACAAAGCATCAGCAGCACCGAAGGCAAAATGTGTGCGCTCACGGTCTAATCCGGTATCGAGTGTGATAGATGGTGCACTTGCAAAAACCACACTGTAGGCATCTACCCCGGCAGTCACCAGGATAGGGCCATCAACTGAGCCGTCACGTTTTCTTAATGCCATGTAATGATTGCCTGCTGCAAATGTAACCGGCTCAGAAAGCGTGGCTGTAAGTGTCGTGTCATTCCAGGCAACTATCTCACCAGAGTTTCCCCATTGCGGCATATCATGCTGAATCGCTATCAGATCACCAACCGTTGGAATAAAGCCCTCCATCTCGGTCTGGAATGAAACCATGCGCCTGCGGTAACGATTGGCCGCCGCCATATACATACCCTCGCGCCAGGCTTGCGTGCGATTACTGCAGCCAAATAATTGTCGTTTTGCCACTGTGGATTCAGTTGAACCAGCCAGGGCAGCCCTGACTTGCTTAGGCTGAAATAGTCCGTTATCCCAATACTCCACATCCACCGCGTCTGCAGTTTCCTCGTTAGGCAGCAGGTAGGAAAGCTTGAATGTGTTTTTAACGATGTTGCGCATGGTAAACAGCGCAGATGGCGTGGCAACTGCAGAATCACGCACGACATAAACCGAGCCACCCTGAATATATGGCAGCGCACGTCCGCAACGCGCAATCTGTGACATAGATTCCCAGCATGGCTGCTGAGCATCATAAATGGCGTCAAATGTATCACCGCGTGCAGATAACACATTGGCCAAGGCAAATAATCCAGCCGGATCAATTCTCGATGTAGATAAACCCATGCCATAATTGGCTGTACAGATATCCGCAATAGCCCACGCCGGGTTTCTGGTAGCCACTGGATTCGTCCAGATATTGCCATTCCATGTGGAAAGCTTGCGTGTTGCAATGACGTTAATGCGGCGACTGGACTGAACGCTCAGCTGATTAGAGGCGCGCATTTTCATGGCCAGTACCGTCACAGTGCCGTAATTCTGCACGCCCGGCAGATAAGCACGCAATCCTGCCCAGGCAATATCATTGCCGGTTCTGGTGTCGTTATCTTTTAGGCTGGTTCTGGCGATTCTGGCTTCATACCTGCCACTGGCAACCCCTGCGCGATATGAAAACCGCTGTGGCGTAGTGGTGGCTTTACTGATGGTATCGGTGACGACTGTGCTCCAGCTGCCGACCGGTGATCCTGCGTCATTAATCTGTCGCACCTGAGCAGCAAAACTTATTGAACGCGTATCTAGGCCACCATTATCATTGGCATAATACAAACCGCGTGGCAGCACGATATCAAAACCAATCGCATTGGCACTGGTACCTGCAGCATTCGCCACATACCCACCAATCACATCACCAATCAAAGCATTGCCGGATGTAGTCGCAGACACAGCAGCCGTTACTGTGAACGTATTGGCAGTTGGCACTGTGGCAATGGTATAAAAACCAGAACTGGCAGTGCCACTGGTAAAGTTTAAATACACAACCTGCCCTACCAGGCGACCATGTGTTGTCCTGGTTACAGTGATGACCGTCGTGGACTGTGAATAAGTCGCAGATACGCAATCGCTTTCCTGACCAGTGACCTCAATGGAATTGCTGACGTTGGATGGATAAAGCGTCACGTTCTGATTGTGACAAATCTGGTACTCGATCTCTTCAAATGAACCGCTGGCATCATGGATGGCGCCATCATTAATCACAGATGACTCGATGACAGTATCTTCAAGTCGTATCTGCTCGATATCGTACTCACCCTGCCCGATAACAAACAGCTGGTACAGATATTGGTCATTACCGGCATACTCGGTGTATGGCTGCGCAGCAAAATCCGGATATATCATATTGCGACCATACATGACCGGAATAGGCTGTCCAACTCGCGCCTGGTTACCCTGGGCAGAAATATTGTAAGTCGGTGATGCCGCCTGCAGCGATTTCATTGAACGCTGCGATGCTGAAGGAGATGGATCCGGCACCAGGGCATTGACCAGCATTTTCAGGCCAAAGCCTACTGCAGCACCGATAAACTCACCCAGCGCAGCAGTCGATGAAAAAGCCCCCAGTGAGGTACCCATGGCACTGGCAATGCTGAAGCCTATCTGTGGCGCAATAATTGCCACAGTAATGGCCAGAATTATCTTGAGTGGATTAGATCCACCACCACCGCCTTGCGGCAGCGTGATGAATGCCACGACATCGCCATCTTTAACAGAACGGTGCCAGCCTTTATTTTTTCTGAGTAAAGGCTGACCATTCAGCATACAGATATAAGGCAGCGTGGTGTCCGGGGCCAGCTTATCAATGCGCCGCCTTCTGCGCACTTGCACAAGTTTTCTGTCACGCGCAGGATGAAACGGATTGTGGGCATAAATGACGGTCGCCTGCATCAGTGCACCGCCCTGTAATAACCGACTACGTTATACGGAAAACTTTTCAGCGCACGCAGATTGCTAAATACCACGCCAGTATTGCGTACACAGTGCAAAATACCATCGCCCACCCAAACACCCACATGCGTGGGATGTTTGGATTGTGACATTAACACCGCATCGCCATCTGCAGGCGTATCTACCTGCTGCCAGTTGATGCGCTCATTGTGCTGAGTAAAAGCACGCACACAGGCCATGGTATTGAATGCATCAACATCGATGGCCGGAACCTCACGCATGAAGCGCTCACGCTGCACACGCCTGAAAAATGCCCAGCAGTCATGCTCACCATGCACCCAAGGCAAACCGATATATTCACGGATCCACATCATATCGTCAGCAATCCAGGGAATCGAGTCAGATCATAAACGTCACGTGGGAATGGACGATTGGCAAAATCACCAAAGCCGCAGCGCGCTGTGATTCTAAAAATATCAGCCTCAACTTCACGCACCACCATAGTCAAAGGTGGATCCATCTGTGGTGATGACAAATCACTGACTAAAAATGGCCGATATGTAATCTCAATCAAATCTGATGAGTTTGCAGCCAGATCCATATACACCAGCACATCACGGCTGACGTTATCAATGGTGATAAGCAATTCCGGACTTGGCCCAGTGGTCACATCTGGCAACTCCAGGTCAAAAGCAAAGCCGACAAATGTGACTGCAGTCGATGGATCAACCGGCGCTGTCGCCTCTAGCGTGGCAGTGATGTCTGCATTATTCCTGACCACGCGTAATGGCGTGGTAAATGACGGATGCCTGAACTCAAGCGTGTGCAGAATCACTTCACCGGCAGGCGCACTTGCATACGCCTCCTCAATGGCAGCAGATAATCTGGGATCAGGCACCGCGCACCTCCACTTTGGCAGACACTTGCCAATTGCCACCAGGCAACCGAGAAAACTCGTAAGGTGCAGTAAATCTCACGTCATAACTCGTCAGACCGGCACCTACATCAAGACTCATGGTAAAAAAATCTGTGCCACGATTAATGGTGGTATCAAAAAACGTCTTAAAAGTCGCCATTTCACTGGCTGTAAATTTCCATGCCAGTGTCAATTGATTAAGTACAGAGGTGTATCTTTTACGCTGACGCTGAGCACCAGCCTCCATCTCAGTACGAATGAAAGCCTGATCCTGATTACCACCATAATTGTCAGCCAGTGGTTTTGGCAGCGTGCCTGGAAAAGCAGCCATTAAGCACCTCCTGATACACGGTTAAGACCATAACGGCGCTCGATGACCGGTGCCAAACCGGTACCACGTGAAATATCACGCCCCATCATGCCGTAAAGTTGCTCGACCACCACTTTGATATTGAGCTGGCCATCAGCACCCTGCTCCTG